TGTACTGAAGCCTATCATCGCTGGTGGGCTGAAGAAGTATTATGAAGAAGTCAAGGACAATCACAATGCTGGTGTTCCGGGAAAGTTCATTGAAGCCACTGGATACGATACCGATGATGAAGTAGAGTTCGAGAAGGCTGTCAAAGAGTGGCACAGCTGCATTGAAGAGATGATCTACGCATTCAGTGCAGAAGAGCCTGATTACACTGGTGGGTTCATTCGTGATATTACTGATTTCATTCTTGGAAATTCTGATGAACCCATAAAGTCCTGCACGATTGAACCTCTTGACAAGGAAGCATACGAGCAGTACCGTGTCGAGCTGAAAGTTCATCATACCCGTGTTGATAAAGGTACTGAACTTTTTGGAAAGTATTTCTATGGCTTATGGTGGTGAATAATGAATGTAGGGACTAAAGGTCACATTGACCACGGTTGCGATCTCTGTGGTTCAAAGGGCTTCCATGCCTGCACGGGTAAGCCTATGACTCCTTGGAGTCTGGAAGAGAAGAACAAGCTGAATGATGCACTCTGCGGTATTGCCAACCGCGAGCAAATAAACCAGTACCAGCGATTGGTATCTGTCAATGGTGGCCGGGTTTTCTTCAAAGCAGACTCTTTGAATGGATCTTGGAATGTGACACGCACATTGATGGTCGATGATGGTAGCATGAATCCATCAGAGTGGCCTAAGCATTCACTCACTCTGAAGACAAGACCAAACACGAATTATGATGGCCTGTCATGGTGCGCCATGTACATCAATGAGTTCACTCAGGAAGATTGCCAGCAGTTCTTTGAAGCCTTCAAGCAGTTTGCTCGGTAAATAATTCCACATCCCCGCTTTACAACTCCGTTCCGGTACTGTATCATGCTTGTATCGAAACGGAGAATTCTAATGAACTTATACAATGTCATCCTGAAAGATAAGAACACAAACTCTGAATGGACAGAAACGGTAAAGGCTGATAGCGAAAAGCAGGCTACCATTGATATTTGTTCTTTCATGAGCAAGCACTTTGAACACCTTGGTACATTTCTCGCCGGACCCGTAAACCAAAAAATCATGGGAGCATAACATGCAAATCACAGATGAAGACCGCGTTCAAGAAGCTGCAATTGTACTTGATGGTGAAGTACCAAACTGGTTCACCAGAATCAATATTGATATTTTTGGTATGCGTGCTGAAGAGCATTGCATCCTTGCACAGCTTTACGGCAGCTACATGTTGGGTGTCGAGAAGCTAAAGTTGAACTATGAAGAAAGGGTTCCGTTTGGAGCTAATCTGTCAGTGGGTGGTAAGGATTACCTCAAGCCATTCTGGATCAATGAAATTAACAAGAGGAAAGTTAGCATGGCATATACATTCAAAAAAGGTGATCGTGTAAAGGTCGTCGCGACAAAAAGAGGTTCGAACTGGAACTCTCAAGGTGAAATGGATTGGACTATTGGTCAAGTCGGTACAGTTTTTTCGTCAGGTGTTGTTGGTTCTGGCGGTCATACCTTCACGACTGTAGAATTCATCAACCCAGCAAATACTTTGCGCGAACAATGGAACTATTACTATTACGATCTGAAACCTGCTGAACCTGATGCAGTGGAAGAAAAGAAGCGCCAAATCAACAAACTCAAGGAGCAGTTGAAGCTGGAAGAGGAAGAGTTGAAGAAACTCCAGAACCCAGAAGTTTCTATCAAACTGCATAAGAAGGATTGGGAAATGATCATCCGGTCAGTAAACTACCATAATGCTGTTGGTGCTCAGTCAGTCATCAACAAGATCAAGGATGCGCTCGGGGAAGTGAAATGATTTATGTCATCGCTGTTGTTTTGTTCTTCTGCATTTTCTCTTCTATCATGACTGCGACCAAGATGGCAGGATTCGTAGCTGGGAGACTTCCAAGATTCGAAAACGAAAATGGTTTCGTCACTGGCATGTTCTGGGCTATTTTCTTCTTACTCTGGAACCTGCAATGAGAATCTATCGGTGGAAGCACCTGAACTGGCAGATGCACCTGCTTGGTATCCTGCAAGGCTTTGCTGAACTGGCAGACGGTATTGTCACTGTCGGTTCGCTTGGATTCTTCGGCTCAAGGTTCGAGCTTGATGCTTCTTGCTATCGTGCGAGGAAATCGTTTGACATTGCCAAGAAGATCCGCGAAAATAAAGAATCGAAATTGAAAGAGGAATTGTGACATGTCGAAATTCAAAGTAGGTGACAAAGTTCAACGCAAAGACGGAATGCGATATGAAGAAGATCAAAAGATCGGGTACACCGATGCAATCCTGACAATCGAACACATCCGAACTGATGGCACTTTGAAGTTTGTCGAAGACAAATCGACTACCCACTATTGCCAAGCGTATTACTCGCTCGTGGTAAGCAATACTGAGCCTGATATAAGCAAGTTTGGCTGGTTGATCCGTTACGAAAACTTGGCTCAGTATAAGCTGATCATGGGATGGTTGAATGCTCGTGGTTACGGCTGGGAGTATCCATCAGGAACTACACAGTTTGGTAGAGTTAGTGGTGCTCTGACCAATGTATACAACAGTAGTTTCGAGATCAACGGGTTTGTCTTACAACATCTTGGTGATACCGTATATCACAATGGCCGAAATCGTCATGAAATCAAGTTCAATTTCGATGTAATCATTCGGAATGTAGAATTACCAGATGTTGAACACACTGAACGCGAAAAAGAAATTGATGAGCTTCGCCAACAGCAACGAAAAATTGAAGATCGACTAAGAGAACTGGAGGATATGGAATGAAAATCAAAGGACCAGCTGGTGTCAAGGTGAAGCCTTGCCTTCGCAATAGCAGATTGGAAGTAAAGGTTAAGTGGGACTCTGAAACCCGCCCATTCGACAGTGTAAAAACACCATTCACTGCATACTTTGAACCTCGTGCAAGAAACTGGCACTTCGATTCAGAAGATGGCGATGATCCTGTTATCAGGCGTGGTGATGCTCTAGGTGAAATGCTCTACAGCATCACAGACAAGCTCGGAAAGATCAAGGTGTACACATGAGAATCAATCGTAATCGAAAGATCCGTGGAAGAACGAAAACGACATGTGAATTCGGATTGTACAATTCATATACAATTTTGCATGTGAATGAAGATGATGCTCGGAACAGCCTTGCTTATTTTCACTGGACAATGGCAAAAGAAGAACGACGAGGTATCAAGAAAGTTGCAGTAGATCCTACTCGTGAGCGATTCTCTTTATTTGCCAAGAATAACAGTCAAGCTGTAAGAAATATCAGGACAATGCTCAACAGCACAGAAGAGTATGAACTAGAGTTCGCGCATCTTGTGAAATGGTTGATGACGACTGAACAGAACCCATACGGGTTTCTCCCGGAAGAATGGGCTGGTTCGACTACAACTGCACCTGCATTTGAAAGTCTTTGCAACTACATCCATCATGCTATGGTTGATGACGGTGACATCACCTTCTACATGCTTGAAGATGAGCCAAGAATTGCTTTCAAGAACAGGAATGATGAAGACTTTGCAGAATCTGTCTTGACATCTACCGAAAAGTATTTCAGAAATCGCAGTGGACATAGGTATCAAGTGAAGTTCCTACCAAACGCTTATGAGTTTGTCAAGGCGATTGATGCTTACCATGAGAGCTGGCTGAAGCGTTGTTTCATGAATGACTCATACCGTGGCGTAGACTGGGCAGCAAATCATTACCGTACAAATCACCCAAAGACCTTCAAAGAAGAGTGGGTACTGGAAGCCATGAAGGAGAAAACTTGATGGTACACTTTGTTGAATGTAGAGGATGTGGGAAGGTGCTTCTAAATTGCGAGTGCAAAAAAGCACAAGTTCGACCAAATCCAATTACACCAAAGAACACACAGAACTTTGGTCAGATGTCAACTGTTCCAGTCCAGACAACAAACATGGGCTGGAAGTGTCCGGGATGCGGTAGCTGCTATGCACCGCATGTGCAGAAGTGCTACAATTGTGGAGTTCCGACATATGCAACTCTTTAAGGATTATGTGAAGTGGGCCAACAAGCTCACTACGCTGTACATGTTCTTCGGTATCCAGATCGGATTCGTCATGAAAGCGATAGTAGATGTCAATTACAAATCTCTTGGCACATCCTTCGTGTTTGCGTGTATACTTTACCTATTCATTGTCATCACTAAGCTCAGAGAGGAAAAGGAATGAAAAAGGTAATCGGATTCGCGGTCGTTTGCGGTCTTATTGGATTTCTGGCATGGAACGGCAACCTATGGCTTGCATTCTTTTCGATACTGGCTCTTCAGCTGGTAGCGGAAGCAGACTTTAACTAACTACAGGGTAAACAACATGAAAAAGGAAATCGCGGAAAAGTGGGTAGCTGCCCTTCGCTCAGGCGAGTATGAGCAAGGCACTGGTTGCATGGTGCAGGGATTCGATAGTCCAAAGTTCTGCTGTCTGGGTGTGCTTGCTGACATCTACCGAAAGGAAGTTTCAAAGAAGCCGTTCAGCATCATAGCTATCAAAAATCTCTCGACTGAAGGGTTGAATGAGTTGCCTTCGAGCAAGATAGCCAAGTGGGCTGGATTCAATGTTAAAGAAGATGAATCAGTTGACCCGATGATCAAGACAAAGAACAATGGCGATGTTTGCCTGTCTGAATTGAACGACGAAACCCTGAAATCTTTCAAGTGGATCGCAAAGAAGATCGAAAAGCAGTGGGAAAGTCTCTAACAGGGCTTTACTTCCAGTAAAACAATGTGTATACTGATCACATCAACTACAAAGGTGCACTAAAATGGCTGTCCAAGAAACTCTGTTGAACCAAGCTCTGGCAAATGCGATCAACTCCGCTGTGTCTGGCTCTGGCAAGCTTTTTGATGCTTCCGGTAATCTGATCAGCAGTGCAGCTGACAAGGCCGGTAACGCTGTCAATGCCTCGGTTGACTTCGTTGTCGCCCAGACTCCTGATATTGTCTATCAGTACCTCGTCTGGTCGTTCATTGAAAGCTTCATTCCGTTCATCGTCGGCTTGCTGTTTATCATTGCTTCGATTGTGATCCCTTACAAGACGATCAAGAAATCGCATGCAAACCATCTTGCTAAGAATGCTGAACGAGCTACAAAGGATTATCGCCAGAAGGAATGGTTCGAAGATGCCAGCCCATTCTTGGTTGCAAACTTAGCTTTCATTCCCGTATTCATTGTTGGCATTGCCAAGCTGAACATCGTCTGGCTGAAGATCTGGCTGACACCGAAGCTGTTCCTGATTGAAAAGGCAGCAGAACTTGCAGCTCCGATTGTCAAAGCTGCGGTGGGTAACTGATCATGAAGCGAATTCTATTGATCATGGCATCGTCATACATTTGCCTCATGGTGTTCGCTTCATTGTCTCTTCTCGTACTGGAGACAATGCAAATTGTAACACTGAGTGATGGGATGTCATTCATCACATCGTTCATCCTGATTCTCGCGATGGTTGGAAGCATTATCACCATCATTGCAAATATAACAGAGTAAAGGTGAAATAATGTACAGATTGCCACCAACCTTTGTTGCGACCTTCAAGTACAGTGCGTATCTTGTCGATGACACGAATGTCCATATCTTTTCGAAGGTAGGACATTCAAGAGACGACTGGAGACTGTCAACGAGGATCGCAAAGATCACCAAGCCAGAATGTGAAGAGTCAGACTTCCAAGTCAAGACAAAATCCGGTTCGGTGTATGAGTTGCACAACTACGATGAATCCTATCAAGCTAATGCTCTGATGCTGAACACGATGTTCGGTATCGAGCATCCAAAGCGAGTAAGGCATTTGTCGAAGGAAGACTTCTTCAAACTCGCCAATACCAGAATCGAACTTGCTTAAATCAAAACAGGTGCAATTATAGCACCTGTTTTGCTATGGAGCATATGATGAAACTTCTTTCTGCAATCTTTATGGGCATTTGCCTTTTCGCCGTCTCCAGTATCCTTGCCGTCAGTCTTCTTGTTGACTATTCCATGAGGAAAATCAAATGATCGTTCTCGACACATTCAAATACGACGAGATCGTATACCGACTCCATGTAGAAGTGGAAAACAACCAAGAAGAATCAGCAGTCCTGCGCTAGTCCTGTATTGACTTCTGCCAGTCATTGAACATTTCGTATGGGTATTCGACTAGACCAACAAGAGCATGGAAAGTGATTGACTTCCCAGACAGGATGGTTATAATCAGGCCGGAAGAGGAATGGGCTGAAAATGAAAAGCATACCATTCCTTGCCGTGACCTTTATTACTGTGCCTTCAAGGAGTAACACCTTATGTCGTTCTCGACAGCAATCCATGTGATCAATCAGATCCGTACAACAAGTTCCCGCAATGCCAAGATCAAACTCTTCACTGACATGATTGAGAATGACCTGACACCGACATCTAAGACTATGTTCCAGACACTTACCCACTACATCTACGAGCCAACCATTTCGTTTGGTGTGAAGTGGGATGCCAAGTGGGATGCTCACTGCCCAGTCGAAGTTGCTGGCACTGGTTATGCAGAAGGTAGCTATCAGCAACTCGCAGAAGATCTGATGGAACGAAGACTGACTGGGAACTCTGCAATCACCAACATCGAAGACTTCCTGATCAACTGCTGCTATGCAGACTTCATGGCACTGCGCTATTGCTTGCTGAAGTCGTTTGATTGTGGTATTGACGAGAAGACCATCCGTCGCACCATGCCCGGTGTGTTGACTCCCAAGATCTTGATGATGAAGTGCGAGCCAGCCAATGCCAAGACGCTTGCCAAGATCACCTACCCGGCTCGTCTTGAGCTGAAGATCGATGCCATGCGTGTCAATGCCATCGTGGTCATGGGTCAGGTTGACTTCATCACCTACAACGGTACACGGTTCAACATCAACAATGATGACTTGAAGCTTGAGCTGGTCAAGTTGGTAGAGCGTCTTCCCGGTTTTGATCCAATGCAGGCTTACTATGTCGATGGCGAGCTGATGATTCTCGATGAGAACAACGAAATTCAGCCTCGCAAGATCTCGAACGGGCAGGCTAATCGACTGTTGAAGAACACTGCACCTCAGTCTGTCCACGATGCTGCTTATATCGTCGTCTGGGATGTTATCAACCAGCTGGACATGGATGCAGAAGTTTCCGAGTTTGATAATGAAACTCGATTTGCAGAGATTGAAGAAATTTTCACTGTTGGTGATGCTGTAGAATTTGCAAACATCGGGCTAGTACCATACCGCATTGTACCGACCATTCAAGATGTTGACGAACAAGTCGCTATCTGGATCGCACAGGGTGAGGAAGGTGGTGTTCTCAAACAACTAAGTGCCATGTGGGAAGGCAAGCGTAGCAAGTTCTGCATCAAGTTCAAGAGTGAGCGTGAATGTGAACTGCGAGTCACTGGTATCGAGATGGGTGATCCCAACGGTGACCGTGCTGGCAAGATCGGTGCACTGATTTGTGAGTCAGCCTGTGGTAAGCTGGTGGTGAATGTCGGTGGTGGTCTTTCCAAGGAAGATGTCAACCAAGATCCAACATACTGGCTTGATCAGATTATTACCGTTCGGTTCAACGAAGTGATTACGAAGGTTGGTAGTACGACGACTTCACTGTTCCTACCGCGTATGGTAGAAAAGCGCAATGACAAGGATGAAGCAGATACGCTGGAAACAATCCTGTCACTTTGACAGGCGTTGACTGATCTGCCGGTGCCAGCGACCACGACCTGTCTGGCCGTTACTGGTGAAGTGATCAGCAAGGCTGAGATGTAATTGAGAGAGTGCATGAAGAGCATCACCGATGTTCAGTTCGGCACTCTCTTTGTCATCTGGGATAGCATCGCCACCAGAGTAATCATTGGTTTGCATGGTCAGGCCACGCTTGAAAGCAAAAGGTGACCAATCGGCAATAGATAATGCCTGATCCGATACAGTTTCTTTCAAAATACCCTTGACGAGATCCACTCTAGCACCTATACTTCTTTTATCAACTACGGATATTTAGGAGCTACACATCATGGCTTACATGAATCAAGAGAAGAAAGCAAAGATCAAAGCAGTTCTTGAAGTAGTTTTCGCGAAGCATGGCCTGAAAGGTTCACTTAAAGTGCAGAACCATTCTACAATCGTCTGTACACTTTTCAGAGGAAAGGTAGATTTCATTGGCGGTGCTATTGATAACCGTACTAAGGAATACCTGAAGGAAGGTAGCAGCATCAACCTGTACCACTACGAGAAGGCATTCTCTCCTGAAATCATTCCGGTCATTGCTGAGATCCACGCAGCACTGAACCTTGACAACCATGATCGTTCTGATATCATGACTGACTACTTCGATGTCGGTCACTATGTTACCCTGAACATCGGTGCTTACAACAAACCATACCAGCTCACTGCATAACCAACTTAAACAAAAGGAAGAAAACCATGACAACCAATGTACGCTACCGCAAAGTGATTGAAAAGAAATCTGGCCGTGTTGTTGGCTTCATCGCCAGCACAATCGTTCCAGAAGAAGGTGTGTTCCGCCTTACACATTCGCGCCTGCACCCGGATGATGCCTATGATGCTCCTCGTGGCAAGCATATCGCATGGCAGCGTCTGCACACCAACACCGATTGCGTCTCGTTCGCCGTCCGTGATGTTGTAGAACAGACAGCGATCCTGTCATTCATCGTTTCTATGGGTCTTGGTCGTTCCCTGACTGCCGGTATCCTCGATACAATTCTGGATTCCAACATCAATGATCTTGGACAGGACAATTTCGAACAGCTTACATACGATTACTTCTTGGCGAATTTCGATTCCGCTACGACTCGAATCAACAGCAAGTTATTCAGTGACTACGAATAACGAGTTCAACCTGCTGATGAAAGACCTCGATACTGTCCTGAAAGGTGATGGTATCGAGGAAGACTTCGACGATTCAGACAAGGACTTAATCACATTACTTGATGGCAACGACAATGAATACATCTTCCTCCGAAAACGCTACAACAAAGATCCGCTTCTATTCTGATATCCACTAGGAATTCAAGAGAGGAAGAACACATCTGTATGATCCGAACGATACTTACCCAAAAGATTACAGTTATCACTGGAGAGTTCCGGTATTACCGGATGATTCAGAGACAATTCTGATGCTTGGCGGAGATATCGATTCAGATCCTGAGAGTCTTCAGGTATTTCTGATGGAATGTGTGAAGAGATTCAAATTTGTCTTCTATGTTCCGGGCAATCACGAGTATTACAGCAAGACCATTGCCTATGTCAATGGGATGTTGAACGAAATGAACCGAGATATGTCTGATTGTTTCCGTGCATGGACTCCAGAATACAAGAATTCTGTTGTGATTGGACACATTCGTTTCATCGGTGCAACACTTTGGACAGACTTTGATGAATACGATCCGATTATTGTCTACTCAATTCGCAATGGGATGAATGATTACCGGTGTATCTACAAAGATGGAAACTCCCGTGATGATTTGATCGAACTGCGTGACAGATCTGTTGCAGGGTTCATAGATCACAGTGAATACTATGATGCACTTCAGGAAAGCAAGCAGCAGATCCTTCTGCCTGAAAATGTCTATGAGTACCATCTCAGGGACAAGAAGATCATTGAAGAAGGTATTGCATTCTCTGATCTGACCAATGTTGTTATGACACATCACATTCCGACTGAACTGCACTTTGAGTTCGGTCACGAGTGCAACATGCTCCGTGATATGACATACGCATACAACTGCACTGATATGGATGACATCATTCGAAAGGCAGACTATTGGTTCTGTGGTCATGGTCACAATGTCGGTACCGAATACTTTGGCACTTGCACAATCATTACGAATGCAGTAGGATATGGATCACATGAAGGCTTGCCAACAAAGCACGAGGTAATTGAAATTGAAAACACCATTGTCACAGAATGATATCTTGCTGATTCGACTTTCCGTGTGGCGGCAGCTTGTTTGCAGTGCACCGAAGTGCAAGGAGAAAGAAAAGTTATTCGATGAAACATACAACCAGCTACTGAATGAATTGTATTCAGATGGCAGGTAAATACCAGTATTCGCTGACCAGACCATGCAATTAGAGCAGAAATCTTGTCAGCGTTGACCTCAGAGTTAAGTGAGGTAGCACGGCGATGAAATAAGCCAGCCTTAGTCCTTGCAGACGACACATAAGAACTCCTCTGCATATGATGCTCGGTAGCCCAAGTGGCAGTAAATGGACTCGCAATCCGCTGGAGAGCGGCAGAGGTTGATCTGACCAACCGAAATATTCTCTTGTTCGCCCGTGATAACAAGGTTAAAACATGGGCACCTAATTGATTCTCACAAGCATTAAAGTGATGCACCGGACTCCAAACCCGGTTAACGCGGAGCATTACCGTGGTGGGATGCCAAATAAGGCTCATTGGCTAGACTATTTCGGTCATTATGAATCCTAGCTACTTTAATGATGCTGACGAGAACCGACTTGTCAGAAATTGCGTGAATCTGGAACCCTTGAGCTAACAGTAGAGCCTACACGCGCTTATTCCAAGAGTAAACCATGCCTTCAGTCGTCAGATTGGGAGATGTGACAAACGGTCACGGGTTCCCACCAAAGCCAATCGTCTCTGCAAGCTCCTCAGTCTTCGCTGGCGGCGTTCCAGTCGCTAGGGTAGGGGATGCTACTGCCGTTCACTGTTTCGGGCCTGTGTGCCATTCTGGAGCCATTGCAAGCGGTTCTGGTACCGTGTTCGTCAATGGGAAACCGATTGCACGCACAGGAGACGCTGATTGCTGTGGTGATACGATGGGTCAAGGCTTTTCAACTGTTTCTGCTGGGTAAACAAAATGTCATGTGAAAATGAATGTGAAGTAAAGGTACCGGAATAGCCAAACCCTGTTGTGGTCACTCCGGTAAAGCCAGAGTTCAAGAAGAACGATCCTGTCGTATTCGATGCAGAACTTGCAGCTGGTGTTGTTCCTGTCAAGTAGAATGCTTTCCCACCTATCAGTATTGATCTCCTTGAGCCTTCTGTCGTTCGAGAACTGGACAAGACCATTCAGGAACAACTCCAAGAGATCTACAAAGCAATCACGGATGGATCTGGTTTCAAGAACCCAGTAGCAGAAGAGACACAGAAGACAACCGATCTCCTGACTGATTACAGTAATACCAACACGGCAGACTCTCTATTCGCATAGGCACAAGCAGAGTATGCACTGAACCCAGTAGGTGATGCACCTACACTTTCCACATACCAACAGATCATCTCCGGTATTACCTCGTCTATCAGTGCACTTCAGGAATTCTTGAAGCATACCAATATGCTGTCAGGACTTTCTTTTGTCGGTGACAATAACCTAGCCAGTATCATGCGAACGATGATTGCATCCAGAAAGATGTCTGGGTTTGCTGGATGTAGTCTACTCGGTGGCGTGTTCGGTGCCATCTCAAAAGCACAAGAGTTCATTGCAGACATGCAGTTCATTGCCCAGTGCTTGCAGAAGCTGGCGGTCAGTCTGCTAAATGATATCCAAAGTATTGTCAGCTTCATCAGCAGTTTCCCAGCAAGACTTCTGAACGAGATTGCAAACAATCTTCAGAGTTACCTGCAAGGTCAACTTGCACTGCTGATCGATTCACTTTCGTCAGGCATTTCTGACTTCTTTGACGATGAATGTTTCGGTGAGATCTTCGGACTCATTGCCACTGACAAGACAAGGAACGCAACCAACATTATCAAGTCTGCAAAGCAATAGAAGATTGCAGAAATTACCAAGAGGTTACCAAGAATATCATGATTACACTAGAACAGTTCAAGCAGCTTTGCCCTAGAGCCAAGTCACCGGAAAAGATTGTAGCGGCATTCAATGAGTATGCACCTAAGTTCGGCATCGACACACCCAAGCGTGCTGCCATGTTCCTTGCCCAGTGTTCACATGAGTGTGCAGGTTTCACCGTGTTCGAAGAGAACCTGAACTACAGCCAGAAGGGATTGCGTAGCACATGGGCTTCCAGATTCCCGACTGATGCGATTGCATACCGCTATGCCAGACAGCCAAGAGCTATTGCGAACTTCGTCTATGCTGGTCGCTATGGTAATGGTAATGAGAAAAGTGGTGATGGTTGGAGCTACCGTGGTCGTGGTTGCAAACAGTTGACATTCAAAGACAACTATGCTCGCTTCGAGAAAGATACCGGCATCCCTGTCCTGAAGAACCCAGACATCCTGATGCAGTTCCCAGAAGCATTGATCTCTGGCATGTGGTACTGGATGAAAGGTAATCCAACTGGCAAGTCACTGAACCCGTATGCCGATGCAGGTGATGTAAAAGGGTGCACGAAACTCATCAATGGTGGATATATTGGCCTGAAAGAAAGGACTGATCTGTTCAATGCCTTCAGCCTTGTTATCCTAAATAAGTGATGAAATTAACGCACTTTTAAGGAACATTTTCAAATGCCAGCCAAGACTCCAGATGAGCGACTGACAGACTTAGAGCACTTTAACGACAAGAAGTCAATGGAAATTGACTTCAGGTTACAGAAGCAAGACGATACGCTACAAGAAATAAAAAATGTTCTTATCAAGCAAACCGAAGTATTAGACAAGCAAACACTGATTGCAATCGATATGATCTCACTACAAGGAAGAATTGCAAACATCGAAAGCAAACAAGATGCTTTTTAGAAGCAAGTTGATATCAAGAATACCAACTTTCAGAAGCAGATTGACGATAGAGCAGAGGAAACCAACCCATTGATTGCTGAAGCTCGTGAGTTCCTCGGTAAGTTCAAAGGAATGGTATTGGCTTCAGCTCTATTCTTTGCTGTTATTCAGGGAATGATCGGTTATATGGTAAGTGGTACTGGTGAACAGATCAAGGCTATCAGCTAGACTCAGGCTTATCACTCGACAACGATTGCCGGTATGGTTTCGGATATCAAGCATCTACAGCAGGGCGCTCAACAGATCCAGCCTACTGATTCTTCCTCATCTCAATAAGCTCTCTCGGGGAACCAACGAAGAAATTGTTTTGGGTATTGGTAATCGTATCCGCTTCTTGTTTCCCCGTTCCCGTTTTCTTCTCAATATCCGCCTTCTTAGAGTGAAGATCCAGAATTGATCCTTCAAGGTCAGCAAAGGTCTTCAGCATGGTCGCTACGACCTCATACGCACGCGGAGAATCGCTTGCCTTGGCAATCGCTATCAAGTCATCAAGAATGTCCAGTTGACGCTCTGCAAGCCCTCTCAGGTTCTTCTTGGCATCCTTGAAGTCATCATCCAGAGTTTGGTCAGCGGCCTTAGCCATAACTTCCTGTCTGCGCTCGGCTGAGATCTGAAGATCTTTCTTGATTTCATCCTGCATCTGGAAGTCTGATTCCTCAACAACATCAACAGGTGCAAATCCAATAAGGGAGTTCAGCAGGTTGACTGCATCGTCTCTGCTGGCGGATTCAAGGTTTGTCCCTGTCATATCATTCTTAAACATAATTCACCAAGATCTCGTATGGGTCTTCTTTCACAATATCATTTAGCGCCACACCTTCGATGAATGGTTCCACCTGAATGTTGCTGATGTAGGTACCATTCGATTCCAGCTGTGCACTGGTCATCACACTGACCTGCTTGATGATCGGTACCGATCTTACTGGACCGAACAGATATCCTTTCATGATGAACTCGAATGTGGTCACGAGGATTCTGCGATCTTCGATTTCACCGTCATATGAGTCAGATGTCTGGATTGCATCCAAGGTAATGGGAATGTCCCACTTGACTTCTGGTGCCTGAAGTCCACGCATCTCGACAACATAATCAGGCTGGAAGAACGGTACAACCTGTTCGATAACCTGAAACATCTCGTCTTGTGTTTTCGTCTGGACATAGACATTGAATGTCATATCATAGGGAACTGGGGTGTAGATCAGATGTCTTTTGTTTGCGTCGCTTTCATCGGTGATCAGGAAGTATCTTTTGTTGCTGACCTTTCTCTCAGGCGCGTACATGATGCCGGTCATCTCGTAACCGATTCTTGGCAACAGGACAGCTGGCTTTCTATCCAGTGTCGGATCTTCGGTGATACGGCGAATCCACTTTTCCTTTGGTGAATAGGTAACGGGAATCTTGGTTCTCGATTCCTCACTGCCATCTGCCTTGTACCTGACAACATCGATGCCATCCACGATAGCACCCATGACAGTGACATACTTTCTGATCAGATTGTGGTAAAAGTGATTCTTGTATAGGGCTGTCATTATATCAATCCGTCAATGGGTTTCTTTCACCGATTGAAATAAGACCAGCATCAATCTTATCATCAATCGTGGTACTATCATTTGTCATCTGGTCATTACCGGTTTCGGTTTCGACTTTGAAGATCATTCTTGCAGTCATCGAATCATCACCAATAAGCACTTCATCATCTCTCAATTCACCAGAGACATTGTTCAGGATCAATTTGTCATTGACAAATGCAACAACTTGTGCTGAGAATCCTGACATCTGGGAAACTTCTTCACCTGCTTGGTAAGAACCTGCACCTGCTTCCATCTGGATCTCCGTTGTCAACAGGTGAACTTCATCATATTCGTCAATCATCTGGTTGCCAGTGTTGAACTTCTCGCCATTGTATTCGAATACTCTGATGTACAATGTGTAGGTGTATAATCTTCCCAGTGCATAGAATGGACTTTCCTTTTCAACCTTGCTGATCTCATAGGCACGAGATTGGTCATCGTAAGCAGATGGAAGGAAAATGATATCGCCTTCTCTGGGTCTTTTGATGTCCGGGTAAGCAGCGGTGACCACATCATTGAATCGCGTGATGGATACCTGCATGGTTGCTTCGTCATAATCGACAAGACCGAACTTGCTCAGGAACGAGTTCTGACCATTCCATTGAGTCATGTTGGTCATGATCATTTCAATCGTGATAGCAGCATTGAATGCAGAGATTGCATCTTCACCGAAAAGCTTGTCGAAGTTCTCCAAGGTTCTCGGTACATAGTAGACATCATTACCATGAATCTGAATTGCTTCAATGGTAAGGTCATCTGCCAGCTGCTGATCTTGTGTGCTGGCATTCTTGACGCTATCGAAATACGGATTGACTGCCATTATAATTACGC